AAGTTACGTCAGCTAGTTTTAATACTGGTGATGGTGTACTTACATTGACTAAGTTAGGCGGTGCAACAGTTACCGCAGACCTAGATGGTAGATTCCTTACGTCATACACAGAAACAAACGATTTATCCTCAGCCGTTACATGGGTTAACGTACCTAATGCTTATATTACAGCAGGTAGCGTTACACAGCATCAGGCGGCACTGACTATTACAGAGTCACAAATAAGTGACCTACAGTCTTATCTAACGTCATATACAGAAACTAATAACCTGACTACAGCCGTAACGTGGGCTAATGTTCCAGACGCTAATATAACTCAATCTAGTGTTACACAGCATCAAGGCGCATTGAGTATCACTGAATCACAGATAAGTGATTTGCAAACATACTTAACAGCAGAGACTAACGACCTATCAACAACTGTTACATGGGCAAACGTACCAGATGCAAATATTACAGAAAGCAGTGTAACTCAACATTTAACTGCTTCTAATGTGGCTAACGCAGGGGCATTAATGGATTCAGAAGTAACTAACCTAGCACAGGTTAAGGCTTTTGATTCTTCTGATTATCTAACAGCCCATCAAGACATTTCAGGTAAAGCAAACTTGTCAGGTGCTACGTTTACTGGCAATGTTACAACTACTGGTACTATCACAGCAGATGGTGGATATAGCACTAGTACTGGTAATTTTGTAACTCTATCGGGCAGTATTACCACTAACTCAGGCAACATAAGTGCTAACAGCGGTAATATTTCAACAAGCGGTAACATCATTGTTGGCGGCACTGTCGATGGCAGAGACGTAGCGGCTGATGGTACTAAGTTAGATGGTATAACTTCAGAAGCAAGTGCATCTCATAATTATACAACTCAGTTATATCAAGGTTATCTTACTTTAACTACATCTGTGAATCAAGTAGGACCTGATTTTTACTTAAGGAACTATTCTGATAATCACTACAAAAGGTTTGCAGAGGTTGCAGGGTCTGTGTCTTATTCTGGGCTATCATCTACTAATGATTTAAACTTACGTACTATTTTAGTTGTTCCTTCAAGTTCTGGCAATGCGGTTGACATAGGCTCTGTTGACAGTATAACAACAACGGGTACATACAATCGAGACATAGTAATAGTAGGAGACGTATCGCATTGGTTTTCAGAGTATTCGGGGACAGCTTTAAACTCTAACGGAACATCTACTTTTTCAAGCATAGTGTCTGCTGTTTATAATCCAACTACAAACAAAACTACAATAAATGCGGGTGTTTTCGGAATAACCCCTCCTTCTGTAGGTGACTCTATTTATGTACATCCTTTTGATTGGGAGAGTTCAGGTACAGAAATATACGGAGTTATAAAACAGCTTGACGCTGATAATGAATCAACTATGACGTATGAAATTTATAATAAAGTTTACTTTGGTAATATAGACCGAGTAGCAACGTGTCGAATTAAACTTTATGAAGCCGCTAGTTCTGATAGCATAGTTGTGCAACGCCTTAGAGTATATCAATTAGACGAGAGGGCATAAGAATGTATGTAGGATATTATCAAAAAGATTCAGAAGGTGTTTTAGAGCATATCTATAGCAGTTCTTATGATACACGAGCAGAAGCACACACAGCCGCTGTTGCGTTAGCTGATAGCTTGGTAGATAACAATAACGTAATTGAAGTTGTCAGAGGCTATCAGGTTTCAGATACAGAATATAGACCTCGTGTATCTTACGATGTACCACCAACTGACGCGCAAAGAAACCCATCTTAATAAGGAATAACAACATGGTAACGGAAGAAACAAAACAAGCTGTAGACGTATTCGCGGCATCCACAGGGGTGATGTCACTAGCGGCTTGGTTGCCTCCCGTTGCTAGTATCTTTACTATTATCTGGTTAGGTATTCGTATCTATGAATCAGAGACAGTACAGAAGATTGTACACAAGAAGTGAGACAGTTATTTTGCTTACTAATGATGTTCTCATGGGTTACACTGGCAGAGAACGCTCAGGAAGGTAGTTTGAATACGTACCACGGTTCTGACTCAACTACTAATAGTAACAACACAACTACAGATACGTCAACTAGTAATACGTACAATGGAGCAGGAAGCAGTAGCGAGATACCAGTAGGTTCTGCAATCACTCCTAGCTACATGAGTAATGGTATGGACACCTGCCTTAAGGGTACAGGTGGTTCATTACAGACAGTAGGCGTAGGGTTTAGTAGTGGTACTTATGATGTTGACCCTGAATGTAATAGACGTAGGGACGCTAAGGTACTGGCTGACTTAGGTATGAAGGTAAGTGCAGTAGCACGTATGTGTCAAAGCACTGACGTATGGAAGGCAATGTTTATCTCAGGTACACCTTGTCCTATACTGTCAAATGGTAAGCTAGTCGTAGGTAAACGTGCAATGTTAGTTATGAAACGTCAGCCAGAAGTTTACATACCAGACTACAGCAAGAAAACTAAAGATTGGTACAATAACGTATTAAACATAGGAGGAGAGGACACAGATGAAGAAGATACTATTATCTCTGTTAGTGCTAAGTTCCGTAGTTCAGTCAAGTGAATATGACGCACTACTTGACTCAAGTACTGCCATAGTCGATAAGATTAACACTGGCATCCTCCTAGTGGGCGCAGGTATGGAGTATGCCAATCAGGGTGACGCTTTGTCTGATGGTACTCTATCTACTACAGCACACATACAGGAAGCACAGGTACAGGCGTACAACACTGCGTTAAATAACTTTGCTACTAACTATCAGCCATACGGTGACGTTAAGGCTGTATTAGAGAACAAGGCTATGGAAGAGTTAACATTAATGGATGAAGCCATAGATGTATTCACTGAAGCTGTAGTGGATATGATTTCCGTTGTGGAAGTAGCTGAACGAGTAGAAGAGGCACAAGGCAATCCACAGCAGGAAGAAGAAGTACAAATCTTTGTAGCTGAGACTGTAGAAGTACTACAGATTGAACAAGAGACTGTTGATACGTACAACCAGTCAGTAGATGACATTGAGACTCATGCTAACAACGCTAGTGCTTATCTAGCCGTAGCTAACTCAGAGGAAGCTGTAGCATTCCTAGAGCAAGGCGTTGAGAACGCTAACACTACAGCGGAACAGACTAACATCTTTTATGATGCTAACGCACAGTGGGTGTCTATGGGTTATCCTACTACTAGAAACCTAACGGCTGTATTCCTTAACGGTAACGATGATATGGGTTTAAATTTATACGTAACTGAAACTGACATCTTAGCCGCAGGTAGTGAATCAGAGTTCTTTCAGACTTCACCTACCTACTTAGGCTATTCGTGCTTTATGTACGGAACGGAGTGTGTTGAACTATGAGTTTAGAAAGTACAGAACTCAAGATAGGTGACACATCATTCAAGGGCGTGTGGATTGCTATTGTACTTGGTATTGGTAGCACTATAGGTGGTGGCGTGTGGACAGCCTCTAGTTTGTACTCAAGACTGGAAGCAGTAGAGGCACAGCAAATACCCGATATAAGCCCCATACGTGAGAATCTAGCGACTTTAGGCACAAGGCTAGAGACACTACTAAGTCAGCAAGAAAAGCTGTTAGAATTGAATACAGACGTTTCTAAGCTATCTAACGAGATAGAGGCTATGAAAGCTACGGTAACTAAAGCAGAGATTATTATTAATGACATTGGTGATACAGAAGTAAAGTTCAAGACATTAACCAAAGAGGTAGAGGATTTGTGGCAAGGGATGGACTACCTTAATGCAAGCCCTTTACAGAGGTAAATTATGATAGAGCAACTAATAGCACCTGTTACAGGTTTACTTGACAAATTTATAGAGGATAAAGACAAGAAGAATGCTATCGCGTTTGAACTTTCGACAATGGCTGAAAAACACGCGCAGGAACTTGCGAAAGCGCAGATTGAAGTTAATAAGACAGAAGCGGCACACCGAAGCCTATTTGTATCGGGTTGGAGACCTGCTGTTGGTTGGACTTGTTGTCTTGGACTTGCGAGTAACTACCTTCTTATCCCGATGGCAAATTTTGCGCTTGCTCTTGCCGATTCTACCATTGAAGTCCCTGTTTTAGATATATCAACTATGATGCCAGTACTTATGGGTATGCTTGGTTTAGGTGCTATGAGAACTGTAGAAAAAGCTAAAGGCGTAGAGAGGAATAAATAATGTTTGGTCAAAGTCTAGTTGGACAGATGTCTCCTAAAATGCGTAAGAGATGGGAAGAGTTAACGAAAAAAACAAAACAGCGAAAAATAGCTACTGCGCCACGTCGAGGTAAAAAACTTGCTCCTACGTATAGAGCATCTTATAACGCGGGTACGCCAAACACTTTTGCTGAAGCTAAACAAGCGGCTGATGAAACATACAAACAGTATTGGTATGACCGAGCCAACAGTATTTCTAAAAACTGGACTGACAAAGATTATGCTTTAATAGCTGAACCTACCTATGAAAATGTAAAAGTATTTACAGACCGCAAAAGAGGAAGTTACAAAATAAGAAAAAGACGTAAGTTACCAGAAAATTATGACAAGTATAAAGAATACCAAGAAAGAATTAAAGAAGGTGTGTTGGATTTTTCCACTGAGGAAACACACAAAAGGCTTATCAATCCTCCCGGCAAAAGAGGATACGGCAAGCGTCAGTATTGGGTAAGGGAAAGTAACCAACTACGTCAAGCTGTGGAAGCACAAGCGGACGTAATGAAGGACTTCTTGGATGACGCAGGTGTTCCAATAGTTCAGAAGTACGAAGACTTAGAAGGTTTCAAAAGACCTGACTCCTTCCGTGGTGAAGGTATTTATTTAAACACAGGTACTGCGGCACACATTGATTGGGATGCAGGTCTTAAAAGAATGCAACGGTATCAGACTTCTCCTGATGCAGAACTAGGTACATACAGTAATGTATTTGTTAGACCAGACCCCGAAGGTATTGCTAAACCATTAGCCTTTGTAGGTTCTATAACGGGTAATCCGTGGTTAACAGCGGCAAGTGCTGTAGCGGCAGGTGGAGACATTGAGGATGCTCTTAAGGGTGCTATTAAAGGTTACGCAATAGGTCAAGTAACTGCGCCTATACTTGAGAATACTGTTGCTAACTTGGGTATTGATAAAGACCTGTTTGGTATGGATGCTGAAGCCTTTTCAGAAGGTATGATGGATGTTCAGACTACAATACTAGAAGGTGGTGACATTGACAAAGCATTAATAAAAGAGTTTGGTGTTGATGCTGTTAAACAACTGGGGAGTGCTTTACCTGATGTTGATATTGACTTACCAGAGTCTCAGTTCTTTTCAGACCTCGGAGATGCTCTTGAGCCTGTAGTAGGTGCTGTAAGAGCAGGTGGTCGTGCTTTTGATGATGCAGTTTTACAGCCCGTTAAAAGAGGATTAGAGCCTGTAGTGGACGTAGCACAACAAGGGATTGATGTTCTTCAACAAGCAGGGCGTGACTTTGATGATACGTTTATAGACCCTATTGATGACGTAATAGACGCGTTCGGTTCAAAAGTAGTAGACCCTACGTTACAAACTTTAGGGGAAGTAGGTCAAGACATCATAGACCCTATTGATGCTTTTATAGACGCTATTGATAGTCCTTTAGGAGATTTGTTGGGAGCAGGGGGCGACTTACTTGGAGGTATGCTAGGTGGCGGTCAGGGACAACAGCAACAAAGAACAGCCTTTACGCCTACAGAAGGTTTGTTTGATAAAGAACTATTTAAATTTGACACAGAGATTAAGTCTACACAGGAAATGCTTAGTCCCATGATGAACTTAAGGAAGTATGGATAATGACTTATTTACAACTAGTAAACAGTGTATTACGTAGGATGCGAGAGGACGAAGTTGTTAGTATTGAAAACTCAAATGACTCCTATGTAAAACTAATAGGTGAGTTTGTCAATGATGCTAGACGCATTGTTGAGGATGCTTGGGACTGGTCAGCACTTAGAAGTACAATCACAGTAACTACTACTGATGATGTATTTAGTTATAGCATGACGGGTACTAACAACTCATTTAAGATACTGGACGTTATTAACGATACGTCTAACTCCTTTATGCGTTCCGCTAGTTCTTCTTGGATGAACAACGCATACCTAGTACAAGAGCCTGTCAAAGGTTCTCCTGACTATTACTCTTGGAATGGTGTAGATGCTAACGGCAATGCCTTAGTTGACTTATACCCTAAACCAGACAAAGCATATACATTACGATTTAACATTGTTGATAGAGCAGACCCATTTGCTCTTGACGCAGATAAACTAGTTGTACCTTCATCACCAGTAGTACAGTACGCAGTAGCCTTAGCCTCCCGTGAGCGTGGAGAGACAGGCGGTACTTCAGCACAAGAGTTATTCTCTTTAGCGGACACTACGTTAGCAGATGCAGTAGCGTTTGATGCCGCTAGATTCCCTTCTGAAACTGTATGGACACCTTGCTAATGGCACAACGATTACAGAACATTACAGTACAAGCCCCAGGATTTGCGGGCATTAACAGTCAGGATTCACCACTGTCTCTTGACCAATCCTTTGCGGCTACCGCTAGTAACTGTGTTATTGACGAATATGGACGTATAGGGGCGCGTAAGGGCTATACGGAAGTATCCACTGATTCTAGTACGGCTACACAGTTAGGCTCTAGTAGAGGCATAGAGGCTGTACATGAGTACGTTAAGAATGATGGTACTAAAATAGTATTCTCTGCGGGCAACAATAAAATATTTACAGGCACTACAACCTTAACACCTGTAACTCTTCCCGACCCTTATACAATAACAGCTAACAACTGGAAGATAGTTACATTTAATAATAATGTAGTATTTTTTCAGAAAGGTCATCACCCTCTTGCTTCTATAGCAGGAAGCACTACGTTAATTAAAATAGAAGATGGTGGACATGACGCACCTTTCGGTAATGAGGTCATAGCCGCTTATGGGCGGTTGTGGGCTACAGGTGTTACTAACGAACCAAACAAAGTATACTGGAGTAGTTTACTTGTCTATGATAATTGGCATGGTT